ATATATAATAGTAACTTAACGGAGAGTTATTATGCCTCGTAAACCAAAAGAAACAGCAGCCGTTGGAGAAGTAAAAGTAATTCGTGGTAGTCATAGCACACGAACAGAATATCCGGACGGGCGAGTTGAGTTTGAAACACATTGGGAAGAACTCAAACGTGATGTTGCAGAAGCTCTTGCTACTGTTAAAGTAGTTGCAATCACCGAAGAAAAAATTAAAAAGACAAGAGCACCACGCAAAAAGAAAGACACAGTTTAAGGAGAATTAAATGGCAAGAATGTATGGTCCAGAAGAAAAGGCAAAATTAGAAAGACTTATTAACGAAGGTTCAAACGTACTACGTGAAGTAGAAGATCTTAGTGAGGGCTTAAAGGAAACTGTAAAAGCAGTTGCAGAAGAACTCAACATTAAACCGGCTGTTATTAACAAAGCAATTAAAATTGCACATAAAGGCGGTTGGGAACAGGTTAATGCTGACTTTGAAGAAGTTGAAGCAATTCTTGATATCACCAAAAGGATCTAATGGACCAAATCAGTAATGCGTTTGTCGACATTTATAAATGGGCCGAAAGAGATTATAAAGAATATCCGTTTCGGTTTGTGGTCGAAATTCTTGCATGGGCTATTAGTATTGGTTGCAGTCTTACTATGGCCTTTACTGTGCCTACTCCTCCTTTGCTTATTCTATATCCGATCTGGATAGCAGGGTGCGCAATGTATGGTTGGGCCGCTTGGACTCGAGGCAGTTTTGGAATGGTGGCAAACTACATCCTATTAACCACAATCGACACAATTGGTCTACTAAATATGTTAGTAAAGTAAGGTCGGCGGGCCATAAACCGCACTTAGGTATTTGCGAGCCACAAATCGCATAAGGAGAACAATTTGAGTTACGTTGACGCATTTTATGATCGCGACGAAGACACCATTCGTGTTGTCGAGCGAGATGACAAAGGGCAAAGGCATTTTAAAGATTATCCCGCCAAGCACCTATTCTATTATTCCGATCCAAAAGGAAAATTTCAATCAATTAAGGGCGAGCCCTTGACTCGTGTAAGTTGCAAGAATGTAAAAGAGTTGCGAAAAGAATTAGCAATACATTCTAATAAAAAACTATACGAATCCGATATTAATCCAATATTTCGCTGTTTAGAAGATCACTATCTTAATGTTGATGCACCAAAACTAAACGTAGCGTTTTTCGACATTGAAGTGGACTTTGATCCAGAACGTGGTTACGCATCACCAGAAGATGCGTTTATGCCAATTACTGCTATTGCTGTTCACTTACAATGGATGGATACATTAGTATGTCTTGCTATTCCACCTAAAAAGATGAGCATGGAAGAAGCAACTAAAGCAGTTGAAGAATTCCCCAACACGATGATTTTTGAAACGGAAGCAGAAATGTTAGATACATTTCTTGACTTAATTCAAGATGCAGATGTATTAAGTGGGTGGAACTCGGAAGGCTTTGATATTCCTTACACCGTTAATCGTGTCATTAAAGTATTAAGCAAAGAAGACACTCGTAGATTCTGCCTTTGGAACCAATATCCTAAAAAACGAGAGTACGAAAAATATGGAAAGGCGGCTGTTACATATGACTTAATCGGTCGTGTACATCTTGACTCTTTAGAGCTTTATAGAAAATACACATACGAAGAACGCCATACATATCGATTAGATGCAATTGGAGAGATGGAAGTAGGAGAAACTAAAGTTGCATACGAAGGCACATTGGATCAACTCTATAATAATGACTTTACAGAGTTTATTCGTTATAACAGACAAGATACTGCACTATTAGATAAGTTAGATAAAAAATTGCAGTTTTTAGATCTATCTAATAAAATTGCTCACGAAAACACAGTTCTTCTACAAACCACTATGGGTGCTGTTGCTGTTACAGAACAAGCTATTATTAACGAAGCCCATCGCAGAGGATTTATTGTTCCTAATCGTAAAAAGATGGAAGAACAAGGCGATACACAAGCAGCAGGTGCGTATGTTGCGTATCCTAAGAAAGGTATTCACGAGTGGATTGGCTCACTAGATATTAATTCACTGTATCCATCTGCGATTCGTGCGTTAAACATGGGCCCAGAAACTATTGTTGGACAACTCCGCCAGGATGGGACTAAAGCACACCTTGAAGCAGAAATGGCAAAAGGTAAATCATTTGCCGCGGCGTGGGAAGGTATCTTTGGTAGTATGGAATATCTTGCCGTTATGAACAAAGAAGTTGGTCGTGAACTTACAATTGACTGGGAAAATGGGGGCAGTGATACATTAAGTGCTGCTCAAATATACGACTTAGTATTTGAAAGTAACCAACCTTGGATGATCAGTGCCAATGGTACTATCTTTACATACGAAGTTGAAGGTATTATTCCAGGTCTGCTTGCTCGCTGGTATAAAGAACGTAAAGAAATGCAAGCAAAACTAAAGGAATGTATTAAAAATGGAAACAAGATTGAAGAAGAATATTGGGATAAGCGACAATTGGTTAAAAAGATTAACCTTAACAGCCTTTACGGTGCTATTCTTAACCCTGGTTGTCGGTTCTTTGATAATCGTATTGGACAATCCACAACTCTTACCGGACGCCAGATTGCCAAGCACATGGCTAGTAAGGTAAATGAAATTATCACCGGCGAATACGATCACGTAGGCAAAGCTGTTATCTACGGTGATACAGACTCATGTTATTTCTCTGCGTACACTACGTTAAAGAAAGACATTGAAAAAGGAACGATTCCTTGGAGTCGTGAAAATGTTATCGAACTTTATGATACTATAGGAGAAACTGTTAATGGCACATTCGTCAAATTCATGCAAGACGCCTTCCACGTTCCAAAAACCCGCGGCGAAGTTATCAAAGCAGGTCGCGAGATTGTTGCTTCCAAAGGACTATTCATCACAAAGAAACGATATGCAGTCCTCTACTACGATAAAGAAGGCAAACGAGCAGACACTGGCGGCTCTCCTGGTAAAATTAAAGCCATGGGACTTGACCTAAAGAGGTCCGATACCCCAGTCGTTATTCAAGATTTCTTAAGCGAAGTATTAACACAGGTACTAAACGGTGTTCCCAAAGAAGAAGTATTGGAATACATTGCTAATTTCCGTACAGAATTTAAAACCAGACCTGGTTGGGAAAAAGGTTCTCCCAAACGTGCTAATAATATTTCTCAATATCGAGATAAAGAAAAGAAGATGGGCAAGGCAAACATGCCCGGACACGTTCGTGCAAGTTTAAATTGGAATACATTAAAAAGAATGTATGACGACAAGTATTCGATGAGTATTGTTGACGGTGCAAAAGTTATTGTCTGCAAACTTAAAGAAAATCCGATGGGATATACTAGTGTTGCATATCCTGTTGACGAACTACGGTTACCACAATGGTTTAAAGACTTGCCATTTGATGACGGGTTAATGGAAACTACTGTTATCGATGAAAAGTTAGGTAACTTAATTGGTGTACTAGAATGGGATATTAGTTCAACCAGAAATGATAACACATTCAACAAATTATTTGATTTTGAGTAAATTGCTGTTGCAATTCTACAACGATCTAAATATAATCTTAATATACATGGAGATTCTCTAAATGAAAGACATTTTACAAGACATTGTTAACCACACACAAAACTTAGGCTTTTTAACAACTGTAAAGATTACAGGCTCAAAAGAAAAGACACAAATTAACTCAATGGCTGATGACCGTTCGGTTATTATGGAAGCAGAAACCTCTGCACCGTATCCAGACATGGTAGGTGTATTTGGTATGCCGCAACTTAACAAACTAAAGTATTTGTTAGACGGTGCCGAATATAAAGAAGATGCAAAGATTTCTATTACATCAGCAGAACGTAACGGCGAAACTGTTCCTGTAGGTATTCACTTTGAAAATAAAGACGGCGACTTCCGCAATGACTATCGTTTTATGAATACAGAGATTATCAATGAAAAGATGAAAACTGTTAAGTTTCGCGGTGTTAAGTGGGACGTTGAAATTCAACCAAGCGTTGCAGCAGTACAGAGATTTAACTTCCAAGCAGGTGCTAACAACGAACAACCAACATTCCTTGCAAAAACAGACAACGGCAACCTAAAGTTTATCTTTGGTGATGCAAGCACACACGGAGGCGAATTTGTGTTTGCACAAAACGTTGCTGGTAAATTGGATAGAGGCTGGACGTGGCCAGTATTGCCTATCTTGTCAATTCTAAAGTTAGCAGATGTTAACAACACAACTATGAGTTTGAGTAACGAAGGTGCTATTCAAATTACTTTAGACAGCGGGTTAGCAACCTACAAATATATCATTCCAGCACAGGCGGCCTAAATATGCTTAAGAGCATAACTTCTTCAAGTCCTCACATGTATGCCGCAGGGGGTAGTTCGCTACCCTTTGTATCATATAATCCTAGCAACCCCATGCAAGGCATGTTAAGAATTAACGGCAGTGACATGGAAGTATTTGACGGTACAAGTTGGATCAAGATGTATGCAAATAATGCAGACATTGGATTAAATGGTTCTGCTAATGCCGCTATCGATTGGGCTATTAAAAAGATGGATGAAGAAAAGGAATGGAAGAAGTTAGCCGAGTCTAATCAAGCAGTTAAAATAGCATTAGAAAATTTAGAAAAGGCAAGGCAACAAGTAGACATTACAGCAAAATTAGCGAGAGAATATGACACAGAAACAACCAGTTGATTTAACACCATTACAAAAGGACTATGCAGTCTACTTGCCTGCTATTAGTTCTTTCTACAGCACTTACGTTGCTAAACAACGTGAAGGCGAATTTATTCCTAAAGAAAGAATTCCTAAGGATTTTGATCGTGGCATCGAAGGAATGAACTTCTTGAATCCAGAGCAAGGATATTTTTATTACAAGTATGCTTTGTATTCAGCAGGTCATGCACAACTTAACTTAGAAAAAAGTGTTGTTCAGGAATCGATGATTCAACAACGAGACCGAAACAAAACTTTAATTTTAGGTGATTCTGGCGGATATCAGATTGGTAAAGGTGTGTTAAAGTTTGACTGGTTAAATTTTGAAGGTGAATCTGCAAACAAGACTCGCCTAGACATTTTACGTTGGTTAGAATTAACTGCTGATTGGTCAATGATGCTTGACGTTCCGACATGGGCATGTGATCATATTCACAGTCCAAAAACTGGGTTAACATCGTTTGAAGATTGTCTTGAAAAAACTCGCTTTAATAATAAATTCTTCCTTGAAAATAGAAACGGTAAAGATACAAAATTCTTAAACGTTTTGCAAGGCGGTGATTGGAAAACTGCCGAGACATGGTATGAGGGTGTTAAAGAATTTAGCGATACTTCAAAGTGGGGAGATAACGCCGCAGAGGGGTGGGCTATGGGTGGCGCCAATATGTGCAAAATGCCTATCACACTACGCAGACTCATCACTATGAAATTCGACGGCTTGTTAGAAGGTAAAGATTGGATGCACTTCTTAGGTACAGCACAATTAGATTGGGCATGTTACCTAACATTAATTCAAAGAGAGATTAGAAAACATGTCAATGAAAACTTCACAATTAGCTTTGACTGTGCCTCACCGTTCATCGCAACGGCTCACGGACTTGTGTACACTAACGCCCAACATACCAATAAACGATTTAGTGTTATCATGGACAAAGCCCCGGACACTAAGAGTCTTGCCGGACGGCACGATATACCTTTTCCTTTCGAATCCGATTTCGGTAGAAGACTTTCAATCGCTGATATTTGCCACTATGC